TCATTAAAAAATCCTAACAATTCATTTGCGTAAGCTGTATCAGTAGCCACTGCAGGAGTCACTGTCGGTGTTCCCGTACTAACAGGAGCTTTTGTTGGCGTGCCTTTAAATCCTCCAGTAATAACGGTCAGAGCAGTTTGTATCGCTAAATTTTTTGCAACCTCAGATGGTTTTTGTCCAGATGCTAAACCTAGTCCAGCACCTATACCTAATTGTGCTATAGGGCCTAGTCCTGTAAAAGGTAATACATAGGGTGCAACGGGAGCTACTGCTCTTGCAACACCTGTGACAGTGTCTTTAACATTTTGAAAGAAATCCCCGATCAGCGATCCGAGACCCATTTCATAAATCTGAGCGTACTCCTTTTGTTGCATTTTTACTCCGGTAGTGTATGTGCTCCCGCAAATACATTAGGAGCTGTTACGTGAACATCTCTCCTTATATCTGCTTCGGTTGTTTCTGTATTAGGATCATCAATATCAGCTTGACACTCCTCGTGTGAATTATACTCTTGACCTGTTCTTGTGTTTGTAACCGTGGTCTCTACTTTTGCACTATAAACAGGAACATTTTTACCATCAATTACGTCATAACGTAATATTTTTGGTTCATCTACAATTTTCGCCATACTATAGTTTTATAGGCGAAAAGCTTAGAAATCAATCCAAAATCTGTTTTGTTTTGTCTTATGAGTAGGATTCATGGGAAAGCTGACAGACAGTCTTTTGTCTATCGACTCAGCTTTATGATACACTCCAAGAGGGACAAAAACACAGTCACCTGGTTCTAAAACCATTGTAAAATGATCTTGCACAGTAAATTTTGTTGTGCCTTCAACTTGAACTATCAAATTGTGGCACACATCTTTGTGCATGCCAAACCCATCTGTTTCTTTTTCCTCTTCCATAACCGAAAAAAATACATGTGCATCACAAGAAAATCCAGTAAACCACTCCAAATCATGAGCAATTTTATTTATTCTTTTACTCGCTCTACTAGAATCTTGAATATAACAAACATGATTTCTTGCATAATTGTAAATGTCTTGAGGAGACATTACATCAGGCACTGTTTGCCACTCATTGTATTTATCTACAGGTTTACACTCTTTTCCTATAGCATGAAATCTGTGTGTACTTAGGGGAGTGTTTAATAAGTTAGCTAACTCTTGCCATGAAAAAATATTGTTTATTTTACCTTTGTGAGCAAAAGGTTTAAGATCTGCTACCTGTTTACAAATTGACTCTTGATAATTGATCATCTCTACCTAAAACTCCTTTCACAAATGTATTAAACGCTAGGCTAATTCTGACTTGATCTGATTTTACAGTTGGTACATTGTGCATTAAACTTGATGGAAATATTACTAACATGTTTCTGTGTACAGGTAAGTTATAAAGACTTGAGTTCCAAGGATTAAAGGAGTCTATTGAAGGTCTAATTTGATCTACTCTTAACGTGTTATCAAAAGAAATACTATCGTCATCCACTGTTTGTAAATAAAATACACCTGCTAAAATAGAATTAGGATGTTTATGTGTGTGATGAAATTGATTTTTTTTAGTTAAATTAATCCAAGACTGTGTAATGTATATTTCACTTTCTTTTACATGTTTAAGTGTTTCATAAAAATGAAAATTAACCTTTTCCATAAGCTTTTGTTTTAAATTAGGTAATTTGTCTAAAACATATGTTTCATTAGATGTAGTATTTCCTGTGTTTTTATATTGATCGTTAAGACACTTATTGATAAATAATTTATCTTGCTCTGTAAAATTAGGCTCAATATCATGAACACTTATTGCTATAGGGAATAAACTAATTACTTCACTCATGTGTTTTCAATGCTACTGATACTCTAAAAGAGTGTTGTTTGATATTAGGCAAAGCCCTATGGGCTATGTCTGCTTTAAACTTAACCACTCTGTTAAATCTTGGATAAATACTGCAAGTGGTTCCATTCTCTAATAAAAATTCTGTACCACCTCCATCTGCTAATGTCCATACATCAGTGTATATTAGGTATGTTGTATCACCATCATCAGCATGAAAACCACTATGCTGTGTCATGGTCTGCCCATTAGCGTAAGCTCTAATCACTTTATTATTAGTTATGGTTTTAAAAAAATTTGTCTGTTCTTCGTTCAATGGTTGATACCAAAACTTATTATCATCACCGACCGTGCCTGAACTACCTTTATACTGCCAGTAACCATCTTTAATTTGACTGCTAATTTTCATAAGTTGATCACGATCATATACGTTATCTTGATACCAGACATTGTCTACTAATCTAATCATACAAATGTAAATACTGCTATTGCTCTAGGACCATTTCTAGGAAAAATCATGTAATGTGGTGCAGAACTAAAGCAAGCTCCCATATATTTTTTTGGTGATATTGTATGTTCAATTTTTGACTTATCTTGTGATAAAACAACTGTATTAGCTATAGGATCACAGTCATTTAAATATATCAATAATTGATTATGAGGATAAGGATGATCTATATGTGTAGGACATTTTTCTGTGACTCCCGCAAAGGTAATGTTTACGGATATTCTATAAATATCTGTGAGGGTATAATCAATCGAACTTGTAAATTCTTTAAGTATTTTTAAAAAAGGTTCTCCATAATTAGAGTTAAAAACTTCTCCTTCGTTTCTTTCCTCAGGTCTTCTAAGTATATCGTGCCCCATATATGCATTGTTATCAGGCGGATCATATATGGTATGTGCGTTAAAATAATATGGAAAAGAACTGCTCAATACTTTGTTTTCAATAAAGTCGATGCTATCTTTTGATAAAAAATTTTCTTTAGTAATAAACATTGTGTTTGTGAAAATCATGAAAAGATACTCCTTCTTCTTCACATTCTTCTTTCCACTTCTCTTTTCTTTTGTTTAATTCTGTCATTATTTCCTCAGCTTTTTGTTTTATTTGATCCATCGTTATGTTCTGTAGTTTAGCCATATTTTCATCATTAGGCTTCCAATTCATTCCAGTTGCTATGCAGTGTGCACCACCTTGAGTGTCAAACGAGAAGTTTTCGTCTCTTAAAAAAGCGTGATTAAGAAGCGTATAGACCGATGTAGGCTCAAGCGTGTATAATCTTTTGTCCCAAGTTTTATTAAAATTGGCTTTCCAATAACTTGTGTCTGTTCTGTGAGACAAAGCGTAATGTAAAGCTACAAAATCAGCAAAAGGTTTGAATATTTTTTTACATCCAAAAGTGTAGTTGTCTTTATCCCATTGACTTATTTTTTCTCTTTGCATTTGCCTCACCAAAGTAATTAAAAATTGATGAACGGTATAAAGACCATTACTTTCTAAAGGCTCAATAAAACCAGCAGATAGGCCAACAGCGCAAACATTTTTTACAAATAACCTTTTATGTATTCCAACTCTCATTTTTATTTTGTTAAATTCTAAGTCATCTCTACCTAAATAGGATTTAAATTCTGATAAAGCATCTTTATCATCAACAAATCTATCAGAAAAAACATAACCTGTTCCTATTCTATTCCACAAAGGTATGTTCCAAATCCAACCATTGTTGTAAGCAGTGCAGTTTGTGTAAGGAACTAATTCCTTATCTTTATCTTTGTAAGGTATTCTAGTCGCCCAGGCTGAGTTGTTTGGTAATAAATCTTCATAAGATTCAAAAGGCTCTTTTAATGTTTCTCCAAGTAACATTGATTTAAACCCTGTGCAGTCTATATATAAATCAGCTTCATGTTTTCCATTTAATGATTTTATTCCATTTTCATCTTGTTCTATATCTTCAATGTGTTCTGACACATATTTTAATCCTTTAGGAATGCAATATTTTTCTTTAAGCCAATCTGCAAAAAGCTTTGCATCAAAATGATAAGCGGTTTCATTTTTAAAATCTTTATGATAATGCATTAACCCCAATTCTATTTGAGACATAGCTTCATAGTTATAAGACGCATAAGTATTGTTTGGTAGATTAGGATTTGCTGTTTTACATAACCACCAGTCATCCATAGGATGTTTGAGCTCGCCAAAAGGGTAATGAAAACTTTCTCCTAGTTTATAAAAATCAGTAAATTTTATACTTAGTTTATAAATAGCATTGCAGTGTCTCATAAAATCTTCATCTTTTATGTCTAAAAGATTAAGCCACGCTTTGAAGCCTAAGATTGTACTTTCACCAACGCCAACAGTTTTTTCTTTTGGAGATTCTATAAGTTTTACTTCATGTTTTGGAAACAACTTTACCAAAGTTGCAGCAGTCATAAAACCAGCCGAACCACCACCTACTATACAAATTTTCATTTTAAACCCTCCCAAGAATTAACTTTTTGATAATTAAAAGCTAAACTAATTCTTAAATCACTATCTTTGTGCGGTAAAACTCTATGTAATGTTTCATCACTAAAAATTAAAACATCCCCTACTTCAGGCTTATGCTCTACTCTTTCTTCTATGCCAAATTCAATAGAGCTAGACATGGGTGTAAAATAAACTACACCACAAATAAACTTCGCTATTTCATCTTTATGATTATGAAACTCTTGATAAAATCCTTTTTCATACACGTTCACCCATGATTTTTTTATGTAACCATCAAAAAATTTTTTATTGTTTAACATGTACAAATTAACACTTTCCAATATAGAAAATTTTAAAGGCCACAACTCTTGTACGTTAAGAATATTGTCAGTTAAATTGTAAGAAGTGCGTATATCACAGTTCCAACTAACTTCATTCATTGTGTCTTTCATTTTATTGATTGTTGTCAAAGAGCTATCAATAATTTCTTTTTTTATTTGTCCTTTAAAAATGTTCATAAATGATAAATTATATAAAATGTAGGTTTTTTAATTTCTAATATTTTTATTTCAGTGTTTTTTGCTACAAAAACAGCTCCTTCTTTTTTTAAGATTTTTATTCTACCATTTAAACTGCATTTTAAAAGACCATAAGCATTTTTTATTATGACTTGATGATCAAATGCAAATGATGTTGGTTTTATATGTTTATTTCCTTGCCTAACATATCCAGTAAAATTTAAATTTCTTCCCAGTATGGATGAAAAAAGGTTACAAGCATAAGTTAAGTTTTTAGTCATAGTTTGACATCTATGCATAACTATTTCTTCTCCAGCCAAATATCTACATATATTTTCAAAAGAATCAGCAAAATTATCATCTTTAAAATCACCATTAACTATCTTTCCATCCAAAGTAACTATTTCTAATGATGGTTGATCTTTTTCATATTCTTTAGGCCATCTGTACCTATCTGATATTTTTTCAAAAATATTTTTTTCTGTAATTTTAAGGACTCTGTATTTTGCAAGTTTTGAAAATTGATATTTTACCAATTCTTCATTTTTTATTATTTCTTTCATTAAGTCTTGAAAGTAAGTTACAAAATCATAACTTGAAGATTGTTTTTGAACTAATCGTTTCTGTATATCAAGAGGTAAAGGAGGTTTAACTAATTCCATAAAAATCATTTATGTTTGATGCGTACCAAATAGCTAAAGTAAATCTATTACCTGATATTTGTTTCACACCATGTCTTTTTTCTCTACCATCAAAATATACAGTTCTACCTAGTTTTGGTAGTATGGTAAGGCCATCCTCAAAATACAGTTCACCACCTTGATAGTCATCATTAAGAAAAGTTATAGACGTCATTACTGTAGTGTTTCTTGCATCATCTATATGTAATCCATGTGAAGTTCCTTCAGGTCTATGAACTACTTGACATAATTCAGGATATACTACAGCTCCTTTGGAAGCTAAATAAGTTGTCATACCAAATATTATTTTTTTAGCCAACTGATCATCTTGATGTTCTATTTCTGCTAGATTTAAAGTATTAGTGCTATACCACAGCTTTGTCAGTGGTCTATTGTTTTGATAAAAATTAATTAATGCATCACATGTTACTTTATCTAACATGTCGTCCTGAATAAGTCTCATTACAGTTGTTGTTTAATCTCCAGTACGGATACGTCAGATGTAAGATTAGTGCTATCTGCTTGAATCTTCAATGAGTCTCCCGCTTCATAAACAAAGGGTCCGTTAAGCTGTTGTGTAGAACCATGAGAAATATCAATATTATTGATTTCAACATCAGTCGTTCCATTGTTATGAGTTATTTTTGCATTAACTGTACCTGATCCTGAGTCGTTATGAAGAACAATTGTCTTAACAATAAATGTAGAAACAGGTGTTGGGGGTGTCGCCGCTACATTTGCAGTTGGCACTGTAAAAATAGTAATGACATCAGTGTTAGCTGCCTTTTGTGTAAATCTTTTAAATACGTCTGCCATTAACTAAAAAACCACGTTCTTCTCGTGGACTCCTCTTGTGTGTCTTGAGTATATTGAGTGTTTAATTGCTGTATCATTTCCTCTAATTGTCTAATCAATTCAGCAGACTGTTGAGCATCATACTCAGGTCGTGGATCAGGAAATCTTTGTAATATTAATTTTGCCATTATCTTCTTCCATCAGGTTGTATGTCAAATCTTTGAGTCCCTAATCTCCAAGCGGTGCCTGTCGTATTAGATACAACATTAACAGTAAATTCTCTACCTCTACCACGTAAACTAACAAATTCTGTTGTGTCTGAGAAAGAAGTATTTTTAATTACGCTAGTCGTATTATTTGGATAGTATTTAAATTCTAAGTCCATATTCAAAACACCTGATTGATTTTGTATGTCAGGAATTAGTTTTTGCACAAAAAGAATATCGTTGCCTTCCCCTATTTCAACTGATCCAGATTTTACATAAGCAGTCATTGCTTCTCCATCTGCATCATTACCTGTTTCATGTATAAAGGCTTGAG